CATCACTAGCATTGTAAAAACTTCCGCCATTTTGTAATTGAACAGAAGTAATTGAACCATTTGTTCCTACTAATACATCACCATATCCACCAACGCCAGACTGATTACCACTTGTAGAATAATATTGAAAAGGAACATTAGGATAAAATCCTGGTATGTAGTTAGCTCCAGCACTTGTTAATGCTATGCTTAAAATAATTCCTTGAACAATTGATGCTGGATAATAAAAATAATGCAATTCCACATTATAATTTGAATCAGGTGTCGGTGCGGTTAATAAGGAGATGTCCAACATATTAGAAAGTTGTGGACCAAACATCGCATAATATTTTGGCAGCCCTTGATTAGTAGGGTTAGAATACGCTTCTCTAATGAAACTTACATCTTTGTCTATCAGATAGGAATAATTACCTGACCCATCAATAACTGCTAATGAATATACGGATAAGAAGTCATTAGGGCAAGATAGATAAGGGTTAGCAGCTGTTAAATTACCTGTTACATTTTTTCTAAGTACAGGGATATGTACCGTATTATATATACGATCTTCTGCTTGGCGCAGGAATAAACCAATATTAGATACAAACAAAGACTCTGTATTTTCAGCATAGTCTTGGATTGCTTGGGTAATTTGTTGGAGATTCATAATAACCCTATATAGGAAAAATATTAACCCATTGGGCCGCGTGAAGTATAGCCTTTAGTTGCAGCGCCTTTTCCTCTAGCTTTAATACCTTGAGTTTTGACACTAGTATCTGGATAGCCATTATTACCTGTTGGCGCATTGTTTGGTTGGGGTTGCTTATATTTATTTTCATCAGACTTAGCCATTATTTACCACCTTGATTTTTAGCACGCGCTAAATTGCGGCCAAACTTTTTCATTGCTTCTGAAGATACTGTTTTAGCTTTACCTTTGGATAACATGATTCCATCTTGACCAACTTTAGAACCATCGATACCCAATTGTTTACCTTTAGTTTTACCCTTGCTTTCTATACCATCGCCTTTAGCCATTTCGTACTCCTAAGAAATTGTTACTGAACCGACATACGTTGTCGCTACTAAATCATTTTGTGTTAATAATGCATCATTTGCACGAGAGCCGCCAACTGGCGCCCATCCCCATTGAAATACTCTTGACCCTTCGCCTTGATACCCATTCGTATCTAAACCTGATGTTTGATAACTATTATCTGGTCTAGGTTCTAAAACAGCTTGAGGATCAAAAACGGGGTACATGCCAAGTTTAAGCTGGGGATGATCTTCATTCCAACATTCAGGGCAGGCTTTGATCGCTACTGTTTTAGTTTTAATAACAAGCTTTTTTAGTTGGTGCAACTTATAGCGTTGTCCACAAATATCACATTCAGCAATGGCGTATTTGCCAGCAGCGTATTTAGTAGCCATTATCTACCATAACCAATTCTAGGCACGTACCTGTCAGGGGCTTTATCGCGATCTTCTTCAGTCGCTAATTGCAACTGCCTATCATATTCAGCTTTAAGCCCCATAGAGCGGTTCATATCTGCATTGGGGAGCTTCATAGAAAGATAATAAGCTAGACCCGCCACCATTGCATTTAAAAATCTAAAAGGTATATCTTGGGTATTGTCCCCATTACCTGAATCTTGAATACGGCGTAGTCGCCAATAGACAAAATAATAATAAGGACTACTTAGGCTTCCTTGGTCTGGTGTGGGCCATATATTTATCTGAGGATTAGAAACACCCGTAACAGGATACGTAGCACCAGATTGTCTATTGATCCAAACTTGTATCGGCCTACCTGTTGCATTCTTATTAGGGATAGTCGAATAAGTAGACGATGAAATTCTGTTAATATTAATATCAGTTTGTTGTTGGCCTGATCCTGTGCGAACAACTTGATCTAATAAATCTATTGTATCGTTTGGTAAGTCATAATTAATTTGGCCAGGGATTAAAGGGATAGTCCCCTCTTCAATAGTCCATAAATTAATCCCAATGTTAGCCCATTCTACGGTCAATAAGTTAAGACTTCTTCGAGCAGTTCGTAAATCATACCCGTTACGTAGTTCAGCCCCACATCTTTCAAAGGCTTCCTCAACAAGATCTGTAACGGATAAATTAAAACTACTTGTGCCCGAAGTTGTCATTTCTTAGCCCGTCTGCTTTTGGGTTTAGTGTTAGGAGGAAATGATTTAGCCACCCCTCCTTTTTTGTACATATCTACATCATTGGGATCATCCTTACGAATAATCTTTTTCTTGTTCGGCATTTTAGATGGGTTTATATCCCCCATACCTCGACTAGCCATCATTAGATGTAACGACCCTTTGTTTTGCCTTTTTGAGCAATACCATCGGCTCTAGCGCAACCGCCTTTAGCAAATTTTTTGGGTTTAAAACCTTCGATACCTTCAATTTTTCCTGAATCACCTAGGCTAACGCCTTTGGTTTTACCACGTTTTTGTACAGCAGATTCACCAAGCTTAGTTAATTTATTTGAACCTTTTTCAACGTCTTTTGACATTGTTTTTGGTCCCATAGTTTCTTTAGTCGCACCACCTTTAGCCATGCACTTACCACCTTTTTTCATGCCTTTAGCTTCTTTCTTTTCAGATGGGCTAATCATTTTTTTAATAAGCGCTTTATCTTGTGCCACGTCATCATGCTTTTTCATTGATCCACCTGTTTTAAATTGTTTACCTTTATCTGCAGCAGCAAAGTCTTTACCTACTGATTGTGGAACACCCACTTTTTTAGCAAAACCTTTGTTATGTGCTACAGCTTCCATTAAATTATGCTGTTTCAAATTTTTACTTGGCACCGCAGTTCCACCTTTTTAATGCCACTACTTTACGAGTAGGGTTGCCGTTTTCATCTTTCATAGGGCCTTTTGCCCCACTCATTCTTGCACAAAACGATTTTTTCCTCCCCTCATCTGCTTTTGTTTTTGGATGAGGAGCAGGGGCTTTTAAATTAGAACCAGTAGCTGCATTATATTTGGATCTACCTTTAGCAGTAAGTCCAGCACCTTTAGATACAGGTAATTTCTCACCTCTACCAACAGATAGTACGGGTGTCTTCTTAGTAGCCATTAGTGTTTCATAAAGTCAAAGAGCCATGCCACACCAGCACCTATACCAGCCCCTATACTTCCAACAACCATAAGCATGTGCCAACCACCTTTAATCGCCGACAAGGTGTGACTTATCTCTCTAAGAGCGTCTTTCACCTCTTCCATGTCTTTGCTTAGTTTATCCATGTCAGTTTGCAAATGTTTAATCTCTGTGCTGTGTGAAGCTAACTCTCTTGCATTTCTAATTTCAGGCGTGTTATCAGGCATAATATTAACCATAAAATGCAGTGACACCCATTACCGAGCCAACACTAAAAGTTAAATAAATATTAGTGCGGAATAAAATACCTTCCCCAGGTATAAGAACATCAAATGTATTGGGGTTTGAGTTTACGGGAATATCCATCTGATACAGAATTTCACCCGTAGCCCCGCCATCTCTAAGTTCAAAAGTAGCTGCTGTACTAATAGCAGGAGCTACCACAATACCTTTAAGCCTAGCTCTATCGGCATAGATGCTGCCAGCCGCACTTAAATGTTTGCTTTTTACGTCAAACTGCATAGCCATAATTAATCTCCTACTGGGTTTATAAAAAGGGGGTTAGCACCCCCTAATACATTAATTATGCAGTATATGCAGTAGGCGCAGATGAACCATCTGAATTTCGTACTAAGTACTCAACTAAGAAAAATCCAGCTCCAGCAGAGAAAGTTCCAGAAGAACCTACAGTGTAAGTAATAATCGCATCAGTTGAGCCAACATTAGCAAATAGGGCTGTTTGAGCGTCAGAAGCGGGAACTAAATAAATAATACCTGAAGCCCCAGCAGTAATTGCTGAAGTTGCTGCAATAGCAGTGCCATTAAGATAAATAGTAATTACGCCAGAAGTACCAGCAAATTTAGTAGTTTGGTATAGCGCAAGATTGGTAATTAAAGAACCCGCTGGAAGAACAGCTAAAGTTGAAGCA